GACAGCAATCGCTTTGTTGGAGACATCTACATTAAGCCTGCTAAGTCGATCAACTTCATTCAGCTAAACTTCGTCGCCGTCAGATCTGGTGTCGAGTTCAACGAAATCGCTGGCCAGTTCTAATAAATAAAATAAACGTAGGAGGAAAGTAAATGGCTTTTAATATCAATGAAATGAGAAGCCAGCTACAATTTGGCGGTGCAAGACAAAATCTGTTCCAAGTGGATATTTCAAATCCCGCGAACAGTGATGGAGATCGAAAAACAAGATTCATGTGTCAGGCAGCCCAGCTGCCTGGCTCTGATCTTGGAGTCATTCCAGTGTTTTACTTTGGCCGTCAAATGAAGTTAGCTGGTGATAGAACATTCGCCGAATGGACAGTCACGATCATGAACGATGAAGACTTCTTGATTCGGAATGCCATGGAAGAATGGTCGAATGCTATCAATCGTCTGCAACGCAATGTCAGAGAAATTGGCCCTGGATATAAGTCACAGGCCACAGTCACTCAGTTTGGTAAAGATGGTACGAAGATCCGTACTTATGATTTTAACGGAATCTTCCCAAGTAATATCAGCCCGATCGAACTCGATTGGTCGACGACTGATCAGATCGAACTGTTCCAGGTAACTTTCCAATATGACTACTGGTCAGTTGGCAAAGTCGGACAGACAGGCGATGCCGGCGGTGATTAATAAGTAAAGGGTAGTTATTACCCTTACTTTTTTCGTTATTTAAATTGGAGAACCCATGGCCGAGTTATTTGGTTTTGAAATTAAAAGAAAGCAAGAAGAAAAAGCGCTTCTATCATTTGCCCCAAAACAGGACGATGATGGAGCGCTTGTTCTTGCTGAAGGTGGCGCTTACGGTCAGTACGTTGATATGGAAGGTTCTATTCGAACCGAATCGGAGCTCGTTTCGACGTATAGAGAGATGGCTCAACATCCAGACATCGAGCTGGCAGTCGATGATATTATTAACGAAGCGGTTGTCATTGATCCAAAGAAAGAAGTCGTATCTTTAAATCTTGACGATTTAGAACAGCCAGACAAAGTCAAGAAACTTATTCTCGATGAGTTTGAAACGGTTCTCGAACTTCTTGAATTTAATAGCCACGCATACGAGATCTTTCGGAAATGGTATGTCGACGGTAGAATATTCTATCACTTGATGATCGACGAGAAGAAGCCAAGAGAAGGTATTCAAGAACTACGCTATGTAGATCCTCGTAAGCTTCGGAAGGTGAAGACTCAGAAGAAAAGAAAAATTGCCAAAGACTCAAACGTCATTGTTCCGATGGCAGGTGAAGAGTTCTATATCTACAATGAGAACGGCTTTGGTAAAACTCCGAGTCAGCCAAATTATCAAGATCCTACTACACAAGGCATTAAGATCGCAGTCGACTCGATTGTCAACGTATCTTCTGGCCTTGTCAATGTCAAAGGTGACATGGTTCTTGGTTATCTACAAAAGGCGATTAAGCCACTCAATCAGTTAAAGGCGATGGAAGACTCTTTGGTCATCTATCGTATCTCACGTGCACCAGAACGTCGTATCTTCTACATCGACGTTGGTAATCTACCGAAAATGAAAGCTGAGCAATATCTTCGTGATGTCATGACTCGCTTTAAGAATAAGGTCGTATACGACGCCGGTACCGGAGAAATTCGCGATGATCGCAAACACATGACCATGCTTGAAGATTTCTGGCTACCACGTCGTGAAGGTGGTAAAGGTACAGAAATCACGACTCTTCCAGGCGGTCAAAACCTTGGACAGATCGACGACATCGTTTACTTTCAACGTAAGCTTTATAAAGCCTTGAACGTTCCGATCTCTCGTCTTGATCCTGAACAAGCTTTCAACTTTGGCAGAGCCACTGAAGTGACTCGCGACGAAGTCAAGTTTGCTAAATTTATTACGCGACTTCGTACTCGATTCTCAGAAATTTTTAGTAAGATTCTTGAGAAACAATTGATTCTGAAAGGTATCATTACCTCAGAAGATTGGGCCGAATTTAAAGCTAACTTTAAATACGAATTTGCTGAAGATAATCACTTCGCCGAGTTGAAGAACACTGAAATTCTTCGCGATCGTATCTCGATGTTACGTGACGTCGACGACTATGCAGGCAAGTACTACTCGCATGAATGGATTCGTCGAAACGTTCTTTATCAGACTGAAGAAGATATGGAAGAGATCGACAAGCAGATTATCGAAGAAATGGATAATCCGCAGTATGCTCCTCCAGAAATGGGGCCAGGTGGAGAGCAGTTACCTCCTGGAGATGTAGGCACTGAGCCTTCTCCAGACGATGCAACTCCTCTACCAGCAGGTAAACCGAAGGCTACTTCTATTCCAAACGTACCAGATTTGGTAGGAAAATAAACCGAGTATAAATAGTAAAAGAATTTTGGAGAATTTACATGGATATTGACGAACTGATTGGAGCAACCGTAGATCAACAGCCGACACGGTTTGCAAACGCATTCGACGCAATTATGAGACAGAAGATTGACGCAAGATTAGAAGACGAGCGTGTTGCATATGCTCAGCAGATGTTCGCCGAACCAGAAGAAATCGATGACGAAGACGAAGATGCAGATGATGCCTTCGACGAAGAAGATTTTGAAATTGACGACGAAGAGTTCGAAGACGAAGATTTTAATATCGATGATCTCGATCTCGAAGAGTTAGAAGATCTCGAAGACTTAGACACAGAGGAAGATGACGACGATGGCGAAGACGCTTAAAGATTTCTTAAATGAAAGACAGCTTGGACCAATGGTCGTCAAAAATCCTGACGAGCAAAAGTTCATTGACAAACATGTAGTTGCGAAGACTGCTGATCGTAACGGTAACGACGACGAAGTTTTTAAGGGCTCGAAGGCCAAGATGGCCGATCGTCCGAAGCATCGTAAGGGTTACAATCCTGGTCAAGACGAAGAAGTATACGAAGGTTTATCAGAATCAACATATGAATTTGATGTTTCTGGTGAACATGGCAATGCTGCAGTTGATAAACTAGTAAAACATGCCAATTCAAATGGAATTAAAGCAAAGGTTCATACTTACGATGGTCCTGGCGGCGGCAATCCAGTAATTCATCTTAGCCACAAAGATCCAAAGGTTGTACACTCTTATGCTAAAAAACATATTGATCCAGATGTAGATCTCAGTGATCATAAGATTAATGAAGCGCTGAAAGGTGCTCAGCATAAGATCGATGCCAATAAGAATGGTAAAGTCGATGCACATGACTTCCACCTTCTTCGTAAGAAGAAAAAGGTTGCCGAAGAAGCTGAAGAGCTAGAAGAGCTTTCGACAGATACTCTGAGAAATTACAGAGCAAAAGCAAAAGGTGACGCAGAAAAAATCTCATTTGACGATGAGGGTGCAGATCGCCGCATGCGTAAGCGTTCGATGGGTTCATGGGATGCTGGCAAAAAGATTCTAAAGCGTGGCGATGCTCTGAGAAAAGAAGAAGCTGAGCAGATCGATGAACTGTCAAAGAAGACTCTCGGTTCTTATGTAGTTAAATCTTTGGCTCCTGGCAGCGAAAAATCTGTTAGCAATTTGGCTTCTAAAGGTGGCTATAAATTAGGCCAAGCTCATGATGACGATTACACTGCTGGCGAAAAAGAAGATGCTAAGTCTGTAAAGCGTTCTTTGGGTGTTTTGACAGCTGTTAGAAAAATGACTAAAGAAGATGCTGAGCAGATCGATGAAATTTTAGATACGCCAGAAAAAGCTGCTGACTATAAAGCCAAAGCTCAAAAGTCTTTCAGTAAGAATATTTGGAAAGGTGGAGAAAAAGCTGTTCGTACTACTACAAAACGACTCTATGGCTTATCACATCCAAAAGTTGCCGAAGAAGTAGAGATCGAAGAAAAGCTTGACATGAAGAAAGCTTCAATGGGAACTGTAGTCAAGGATTTCCAGAAGTCAGATGCTCCACAGTTTATAGGCAAGTCACAGAAGAAGCGCCAAGCAATGGCAGTTGCAGCTAAGCTGACAGCAGAACGCGGCGGCAAACCACTGAATAAAGAAGAAAGACTGCTTGCTAAACTTGCAGATATTTCTGAAACACACCAGAGAACGATGGTATCGGTCTTTGAAAAACTCAACGAAGATAACCAATATGCATTCATGCAAGCTTGCGACACCGCAAATGGCATCGAGCAAATGTTGGACTTCTCAATCAGTTATAGAGGTGAATAATGGCTGTTACTATTACATCAAATAAGAAAAATACCTCTGCTGTTATTCACATATCTGCTGCGAATAGCGGCAATATTGTGGTTGCTGGCAATAGCACTACTACGAATGTTGGTGCCACTGCCACTTGTCTTGCTACGAGTGATGAGGTTCTTTCTGGAGCTTACATCGCACAGATTTTTTGGGGTTGTGACGGCAATGGCCATATTCAGATTCTCAGAGGTTCAACTCTCGTTGGCGTATATGACTCGACTGGATACTGTGACTATGCCGGCAATGGTATGCCGCTCAATGTAAATCCTACGGCAAATTTAGTAGTCAATTTTGTCGGTTCGGCAAACTCATATTGTTTGCTGGAAGTACAGAAGCAAGGCACGTTCATTTCACCATATAACAACTCATAAGGTAAGAAGACATGAAGCTAATCACCGAAGTTGTTGAAGATCTGAAATGTATCACAGAAGCTCGTGAAGACGGGAAGAAGAACGTATACATTGAAGGTATCTTCTTGCAAGGAGGCATCAAGAACCGCAACGGTCGTATGTATCCTGTCGAGACTCTTGAAAAAGAAGTGAATCGTTACGACGAGTCTTATATTCAGAAAGGCAGAGCTCTTGGCGAATTAGGTCATCCTGATGGTCCGTCGATTAACCTCGATCGTGTATCTCACATGATCACTTCTTTGAAGAGAGAAGGCACAAACTTTGTCGGTCGCGCGAAGCTGATGGATACTCCGATGGGTAGCATTGCCAAGGGACTGATCGGTGAAGGCGTCAAGCTCGGTGTTTCATCCAGAGGTATGGGTTCATTGAAGCTAAATAAAGAAGGCATTAATGAAGTTCAAGACGATTTCTATCTTGCGACAGCCGCTGATATTGTTGCAGATCCTTCTGCTCCAGATGCATTTGTGAACGGAATTATGGAAGGTGTAGAATGGGTTTGGCAAGATGATCTTCTCGTCGCAAAGAAACAGGCGGCGCAGGTAATAGAACAAACAGTACAGGCCATCGAAAAAGCATCTTCTTCAAAGCAGCTTCAAGCTAAAAAGTTTGAAATTTTTGAGAAATTCCTCAATAAAATTTCTAAAATCTAATTAGAATAAATAAATAAATATTACAAGGAGTCAAAAATGTCAAATAAAGATACGAATGAAATCGTTCAAGACGGTATCGACGAATCTGCTGGTTCGGAAACATTGAAGCCGAATCCAACACGCGCAGAGATGCTAGCTACTTTTAGCTCGCTCCTTGCTCAGCTGAAGGGCGAAGATCTTTCGCACTTCTTTAACGATTCGATCAAGCAATATAGCGCTGATGGTGTTCCTTCAGCTACCGCTCCTGGTGGAGCTCCTGCTCTTGGTCAAATGCCAATGGCTACAATGAATGCAGTCAAAGAAGACATTGACGAAGTATTCTCCGACGAAGATCTGACTGAAGAAGCAAAAGAAAAGTTTTCTACGATCTTTGAAGCAGCCGTATCGGCTCGCGTTTCGATCGAAGAAGCTCGTCTTGAAGAAGCTTTTGAAGCTCGCCTTGACGAAGAAGTAG